TTCATATCTGCCATATTACTTATTACGAAATGCTCTGCGTGCTGCAGACTCATTAAGTTTGGCTGAGTATTTTTGCATTTCGCTAACAAACGTATTAAAATCAACTTCTTCTTGTTTCTTTTTAGCATCTTTCTTTGCGGCTGTCTTTGCATTAGTTGCTTGATACTTTGCTGCTTTTTTTGGTGAAACTTGTTTTGGAGCACCAGTAACTGTTCTACCCATAACGGCACTTAACTTTGGCAATGGCTTCTTAGCAACAACTTTGTTAGCAGCCTTGGTAGCGCTCTTAGCGCGGCCCTTATTAGGATCAGTCTTTGGTGCGTTAATTGATTTAAGGCGTGCTACTTCTTTAGGAGTCATTTTGCCTTGTGCCTTAACTGTAACGTTTTTGCTTACTTTAATTCCTGGTGCGCCTTTGCCTGCTCCGCCGCCGCCAGGGGCAACATTGAGATTAGTATTACGTGCCATTTTATTTCTCCTTGTTAGATTACTTGCATACGGTTTTGTTCAGCGAAGGCTTCATCTAGGTTAATGACAGTTCGCTTGCCTATCTCTTGCCGAGATAGAAATGGATTTTTCATATGGTGGGTGGCATACTGACCATAGTTAAGCATCTCGCGTGCTCTGATCTCACAGAACCAGAGAGCCATAACTAAGTCGGTCTTGCCTTTAGTACTAGGAGACCAAGTAACTAATTGTTCAATTAAAGATTTAATGTTCTCAGTTTGATCTGATGGTAGATGTATTAGATTATCTCTATGGTGCTTGCCATCAAACTGCTTAGTACCAAACAAGGTAGACATAGAAGCTACACCGAAACCGGCATCCCATTTATTAGATCCAGTATGGTGTTCCTTAAACTGTACTCCCTTGGATGCTAAGTGCATCCTGATACCTTCGTCTTGTGTTAAGAAGGATTGGAAGGCGTTCTTTTCGACGATCCACTCGGAGGGGGAGTAGAGGGATGTCCAATCAAAAATAAGATTACGGATAGCAGCTGGAGACGGGCGGCTAATCTTAATAGCATCTACTATGTACCTTTTTTTAGTTTGGCGGTCAATGGCATAGCAGATAGCTGCGGTATCACCAATCATCGCTGGGTCTAAACCACAGATGTAGGTGAAGCCATTTAAGTCTCTTGGATGTCCAGGGTGGCCGGCAACTAGATGGCCAGACTTACGCATACCGTCAATAGAGCCACGAACACATACTGGGTCAAAGGCGGCGTCATCTGAGATATCTTGTTGCTGATAAATTAAAGCCCAGGTCGAAGCATCCATAGATTGGCGTTCGTTAAATAAGTTGCGGCCATTCCATCTAGGATAGAATCCAGTCTCTGGATCCTTTTCTTCTTCCTTCTGCCCATCAAATGGTTGATCTGAAGCTGGCCAAAGAGTTTCCCATTTGTCAGGTTCATCATCTACAGTTAAAAGCGCCGGCATCGCAAGATATGACCAAGGCACAATACCGCCAGGGTATCGGTCTTCGTTGCGTAGTTCCTTATACAAGTCAACGGATGCCACACGAGTACCAATAATAATTAACTTACCAGTAGGGTTAAGACGGGATCTAACGTCTTGGGTTAGCCACTTGATCTGTCGTTCAAAGTCATTAGCGTTAGATAAAGTAACAGCGTCATCTACAATAATCATATCGGCACGCTTGCCGTAGATCTGACCGCCGATACCAACTGCTTCGATGTTTGGGTCTTTTTCACCAGTCTCACGCAGCTCATCACCAAAGGTGATACGGGTAGCCTGCCACGAGGCAGACTTAGAGTTAAACCCTACGCCAGCAGCATAAGCGCTCTGGAGGTCTTCATACATTGGATGAGTCAGGCGTTGCTTGATGGCGTAGAGAAAGTCTGATGCTAGGCGTTGAGTCTGTGAAACTATTAGCACTCTAAAGTTAGGGTTACGAGCTACCTGCCAAGTTACATAGTCAACCGTGATGGTCATTGACTTGGCGTGGTTGGGCGGGATATTTAGCAGGATGCGGTTGTTTGCCACTCCTGGCTCATACTTCATACTGGGGTGCAACCAAGAAGGTTTACCAGTTTCGATCATATCTACTAGGTTCTGCTGATGCGGAAAAGTGTTTGAGTGTAGGAAGCGTTTTCTAAACTCGGTAAAGTCAATGTCGTGGACATCGCCGGAGGCGAAAGATTTCTCCTTTAGACCGAGCCTAGTACGGTCAATTTTGTCGCAGAAGATCTTATCGGTGCGACGGTAATACTCATAAGTCTTCATAGACTTACCGGCTGATGAACAAGCCGCGTCTATGGTCATACCTTCTGCTACACAGCCAAGGATAATTCTCTTGGCAATATCGGCACTATTATCTGCCACTACTTAGCCTTCTTAGATTTGGCCTTCTTCTCAGCAGCCTTCTTTTTTGCAAGGGCTAGACGAGCTTTCTCAGCGGATACGGTTGCAGCGATAGCTGCTAGACCACCGGCTCCAGCACCTCTGCCAAATGCTTTGTTTTTAGCGGCAGTTGCTTTAGCAGCATCTAGTTCTTTCTGACGCTGGTACTTAGCCTTGTTAGCTTCCATCTTATCAAGATCCTTGGCCACGTAAGTCTTGGCTGCTTTGTCTTGTTTTTTGACGGCACGTTTAGTGCCACCTTCTAAAGTTTTAGGCCGGACGGAATAAGCACCAGGACCCTTAGCGGCTCCGCCGCCACCACCAGGTGCTATATCTAATCTACTTGGCTTGGCCATATTGGTCTCCTTTAGAAGCGCCGTGAATGGCGCGAAATGTCATTTCATTACTAGGCAGGGAAGGGGTTACTAGGCGTTCCGCGTTTTTTAATAGAACTATCCCCACTAAAAGTACTGGAGCAGTTCGGGCTTAGCGCCCGAAGGAGCTACAGCGAACTGAGGGGTAAATCAGTACTCGGCCTAGGGGCCTCGTTAGAGGCCAACCTTTCGTCGTAAAGTCTCTTATCCCAACTTTACTCCTCTACTATATATAAGGCAGGAAAAATAACGCGTTTACCGCTTTTAGTACTGTGTTTCGTGTCACACTATTATTACAGCCTATAACCGCAGGTCAGGGGTTTACAGCTGGTTTCACTTTAGGAAATATATTTGTGTGGGGAGTACACCGCACCCCCGCCCGCAGATTAAGCACCTGGGGTCAAGGTCGGGTTGAGGGTTGGGCAATTCTGGCCAGACTGTCTAGGTTGTGGATAAGGTTGTGGATAAGTTACTGTAAAGTTTAGAGGGGCTGCCTACCGCTACGGCTACCTATTCCCCTAAGCCTTACCTAATTAAGTAACGCCTAACCGGTAGCGCCTAACCTTATGAGCTGCTAACCGATAGCTATTCGATCGCCTAACCTACTAACCGCCGGCGATACCTGGCACTAGATCACCTAACCCGCGCCACGTGGCGCTAAGGATCTAACTAAGTTACCGGCTAGTAATGGCCAGAATCTACCCGCCGCAGCTGCTAAATAAATAGCTAAGACACTAACGCTATGAGTTGCGCTATACGGTATAGATCCATATAGTTATCCTATGAGTCACCTACCTAACCGGCTCATATTGGAGAATAGTCTAATGAATAATCACTACTTAAGATTAGCGCTTAAGGATATAACTAACGATAACCTTACTAATGGCTCACTTAGTGAGCTATGGACACTACTACCCGATTACGTAGGCGGCCCTAATTGGATAGGTGAGATCCTAGACGCAGCGGATCAACTAACCGGCTATTTTTACGATATAGAAGATCACACTAATGAAGATAAGTTATCCGATTATGTTCACGAGCTCGCAGATAGTGAGCGTGAAGATTACTATTCTAATATCAATAAGCGCGTACAGGATCTAAGCCTATGGGCATATCCCGCACTAGATTACGAGGTAGCAGAATTAACCGGTAATCAATTCGACGGTACGCTAACCGGCCTAAATAGTATCTATTTATACGCAGCTATGCGTGAGTTATATTCTGCGATAGCTGCTCATATTACTAACCGCGCTAATCAATTAGAGAGTGAAGAATTAACTAATGCCTAAGCTAACCCGTAAGCAGCGCCTAGCGCGTACTATCCTATCTATTCTAGCGATCGTAGCCCTATGGGTAATCGTAACGTCTCTATGGTACGTAGACGGCGGCTATTGCGTAGGATCTTTCGCTAGTTGCCACGCTTAGCTATTGACTATCGGCTATCGGGTAACCGGTAGCCGGTGGCCGGTATCTAAACCGGATCCACTAATGAGAGAGAGATAAGAATATGGACGCACTAACCGCTACTAAACTAGACACGTTAATCATTAACGCGGCTACCTTAGACGATCTGCTACTAGGCGCGATCGTGGCCGCCGATAAGGGTAAGAATAGCCTACCTAAACTAAGCGCGATCTATCTAAGCGCCGGTGACGGGATCGTTACCGCTACCGCTACCGATAGATACCGCCTAATAGCCGGCGAGGTAGCCGGCGAGGGTACGCTAAGCGAGACTATGATTAGATTAGATGACGCTAAGCGCATAACCGCAGCGATCAAGGCTATTAAGCGCCTAGGCGATATTACCTTAGATCGAGTAGGGGATATGCTAACGGTACGCATTAACCGCAGCGGCGATACGCTTACAATTACCGCCGGATACGATACTTTCCCGCCATACAAGCAGCTACTAGCCTATGACGCTAGCGCAATAAGTGAGCTGCGCCTAGACGTGGAGCTGCTAGCGTCATTCGCTAAGGTACCTAGTAACGGCGGCGGGCAGCACTTTATCTTTACCGGCGATCGTAAGCCTATCCGGATCACCATAAACCACGAGACTATTACGTGGTACGCGCTACTTATGCCTATGAAGACTAACGCCTAACCCTTAGCGGCGGCTTATCGGTTATCGGCCTATCCTGGCCGGTAGCCGGTGATCTGCTACTAATGGCAGAATAAGTGAGAGAGAGGGCAAGATATGAAGATAGATCTAACCGTAACGCGAGACGGTAATAACGTAATCGGTAACTTTTGGCGCGTTAGCGCCTGGCGTGGCAGCGCCTATTTAGGTGAGAAGATCTACGCGGGATATACTAAGCGCGACGCGGTTAGCTTAGCGCGAGGATATATCGCCGGTAATGGATCTTTATTTAGTAACTAATACGGTAGAGTAACTTAGTGGTAAGTTGCTTATCCTTTCCCGTTAGGTAGCGGGAGAGGGTAAGGGATAGATCACTATTCCAATGAGAGAGAGGGCTAGAGAATGACACTAGATGAAATAGATACGCTTAGCGATCTTAAAGAATGGGTTATAGAGAATATGCCAGGCGCCGACGTCTATGAAGATATGTACGGCACTTTAGTTATACGTACCGGTTTAACCTCCACTATGGGAGGATACCTACACCCAATAGAGAGAGAGGGCGAGTAATGGAAACTGCTAAGTTACTTAGTAATAGCGCATATCAAGACGCGCTATATGGGTGGGAGCCAGTAAGCGAGAAGATCCGCTTAGGGCAGAAGATACGCATTACTTTCGACGGCCTTAAACCTAAGACGGGATATGCGTATAAAGAAGCTGGCGCGTGGTTAGGGATCCGCTATACCTGGAAGTCTTATCGGTGGTGGAGCTTACTTAACTACAATAACCCGCTCACTAAATTAGAAGTAGAAGAAGACGGCAATTACACAACACTATGGGAGAGAGGGTAAGTAATGAATAAATGTAGTCAATGTGAAAGCGAGCAACTCTATCCAATGGACACAGAAGATCACGAATGTAAGTGTGGCGCTATGTACTGCGGTGAGTGTGACGCGGAGTTCAGTAAAGAAGGAGAATTGCTGGCTTATGGAAGGAGAATAGGTTAATGAGCGAGCCAACTAAAGAATACCTATTGGCTAAAGCCAATATGTGCCGTAACCTAGCACTCACTCAGATAGACGCGGGAGAGGGCGAGAAGGCAGCTAAGAATCTAATGCGTATGGTCAAGGCGTTAGGCGAAGTCGGAATAATAATCGAGAGAGAGGGCAAGGATAATGAGTAGAGTAACTGGCTTTACTATTTTCGATAAGGCAACTGGCAATAAGTTAGCAACGCTACCGCTTACGATCCCTATTGGATCAACGGTGGAGGCGTATGAACGGGCAGGACATACCGTAGGTTGGGGTTGGGAGGAGAGCGATGAGTAATGTATGTCACTATCAAGAGTGTAAAGATCAGAGCTTAGAGGACTGGTACTTTTGCGATAAGCATTTTGGGAGAGAGGACTCGATAAATGAGTAGCTTTCACCCAAAGTACGATCTAATCAACCTCTATGAAATCGTAGGGGAAGCGGGCGAGGTGGAGTGGGCAGGCGGATCTGCCCACGAAGCCATTAAGTTACTACGCAGTAGCGCTAATAAGCGCCTGCTGGTATCAGGTTGGGATAGTAATGAGGAAGATGCCCGTTTGGTTGGGCAACCGATAGACGTAACGCAGGTAGCGTTAGCAGCAATAGTATGGGAGAGATAATGAGTTACCTATTAGGGATCATAGCTGTATTAGTGATAGCCTACTTACTTATAGTGGGAGAGGATAAGTTAAATGAGCGTTGAGAGAAGGATCGAGAGCGCAATCAAGCAAGCAGTTCATTACCGCAATTACCGTAGAGCGAGAGAGAGGGCGCTGGCGAAGCTCTCTCATTTATACCCCGATACATACAAGCAACTGCTTGGGATTGAGAAGGCAATAGATGAGCACGAGGGCAAGAGTTGGATTGATATTACTGGCGCTACTCGTATGGTTACTAGTGCCGGCACACAGAACAGGGAACTTAGCGTTACCAAGCAAGCCGGTGCTAGCGCAAGCAACGATGGAAGAGAAGCGTGAAAACATACACATATCCAAGCGTTACGCTTATCTCATACACGGGTGGGGGAGAGAGCAGCAAGCCTGTCTTGTCACCCTTTGGACCCGTGAGAGCAGGTATGACCACAAAGCGGACAATCCCAGATCTAGTGCTTACGGAATTGCTCAGCTACTTGGAG